AGGCAGGCTAAAGGACAACACACAAAGGTCAACGCACTATCACACAATAGCTGTTTACCCGCAGTGGGCAAATAGATTAAAGATGACTGAAGTCATTGGTTTCCACGTTTTCTATAAATATCACAAGAGAAAAACATGAGCGCAGAAAAAGAAATCAGACGCACCAACGCATGGTTGCGCAGACGCATCAATCCAAAGCGCATGCCAAAGCCAGACAAGCCGATCATTGATTACCGTATAGACATACCGCTGCATTGGCTGGAGAATATAGCAGCGTTTGCCAAGGTCATGTCGGTGGTGTTGGTGGTGTGTTTGTTTGCCGGATACGCCAGTGTGTTTATCTGGGTGACAGACAATGTCGAACACTACCGATAGCAACCTGCTGTGCCACGCCTGCCACAAACATCACAAAGGGGCCAAGCCGGTGACGTTAATTGATGGCCGGGTGGTCAGCAGCTACTCAAAAGAATGGATGCTGGAATGCGAAGCAAGATGGGTAATCGAGAAGTTGCCGGACAAAGCAAAGCCCGGTGGGAAGACCAGCAAGAGCGGGTATCTAATCAAAGTGGAGGACCGCAGAGGCAGACCGGCCATGATGGAGTTAAGAGCGCTTATGGCAGCCCTGTGGCGATCAAGCTCGGCAAAGCGCCGAAGATAGTCAAGCGCGAACAGATCGAGGACCAGCGCGTACTGACAGTAGTGCCACTGCGCGCAGCCAAGGACAGGGGACTGCGGCCAATGGAGTTACGGGCTTTATTGGTTTTAGGTAGCTACAGCAACAAAGGCGGCCTGACATGGGTAGGCACTAAGCGAGTAGGTGAAGACCTAAGCGTAGGCCAGCGCCGCGCAGCGTACTTACTCAAGGCGCTGGTGGACAAAGGCTACGTCAGGATCATTAGCTTTGGCTACCGCAAGATCAGAGCGCACACCAGACAAATCGTGTTCAGAGAAGACATCAGCGCAGACGAAGCCGCCACAATCAGCGGCGAGTTAGCACCGTATCAACTACACAAGCAGGAGATGGAAATCATGGAAAAGATGAAGCAGCCTAAGCGCAGAGGTAGGCCACCGATAGACAAAGGTAATCAAGTGGCGATACCTGATAGTGTTCCGCTATCTAAGAGCAGGGATGTTAATAGGGAGCTAGTCGAAATTGGATCTCTCTCAGACCACTCATTCGCTGGCGTGGAGCCGGCGCTGCTGGCGATGGCGGTCGAGATGGCAGCAGATCGGCTGGGCATCAGCAAGGATCAGCTAACCTTAGACCAGATCAGTGCGCAACTGCGAAGGCTGCTCGAGTAGTACCTTGATACTGCTATGCCCCGCAACTACATATTCCACAATGACCATTATGTTAAGTCGCGCTATGCAGCTAGGCCTTAAGTATGCGGTACCCATCGGCTCGCGAGAGGGATGGGGGTACCTATTTGCGCGCTGTCAGGCGGTGCTGGGCTGGCGGTTCTGTAATACGTCTGCGCTAAGGGTATACCCTTGCCCCCCTGCCCCTGCCATATACCGAGGGGGGACCTTACTCAAAATTTTCTCAATAATCAGCGGTGCGGGGAATGGCTGTTGCTAGGTGATGGCTGCTGTGTTTTGGACGAGTACAGGCACCCACATAAAAAAATGTGTATTAACGCTAGAAGCGTTGCAGCACCTTGTTTATCTAGACTACTAAGTCGCTCGACTGTGTTGGACCTGTTCGCTGTTGCTACTTGAGTACCGGCCGATTCGTCACGTTTATCCCAGTTGGTAAGCTGCCTGCCGTCTGGAGGGCTGGGTGATGGCCCCACCAGTTAATGTACCGATTCCGGCCTGTATTTGCAATAGCGTTTGCGTATATTTTTGTTGACTGACCTTGTTTAATAGTGATAGCATCTGGGTCTCATCACTTTACAAATTGAGGTTTTCTAATGCCATCTAAAGGTCTGTACGCAAACATCAACGCCAAGCAAGAACGTATTGCCGCTGGCAGTAAGGAGAAGATGAGGCCGGTGGGCAGTAAAGGTGCGCCTACTGCTGCTGCGTTTAAGCAATCTGCTAAAACTGCAAAGCCGGTAAAAAAGAAGAGTTAACACGCGCCAGCAGTCAATCAACTTTATATACAGGATTACAAAATGGAAGTTAGAGTGAACAGCGGTTTCTTGATGAAGAACACCAAAAAAGAGTCTGAGACTCATCCCGATTACACCGGCACTTGGGCCGACGACGATGGCACTGAGTACTACCTGAATGCGTGGTTAAACACCAGCAGCAAGTCTGGCAGTAAGTACTTCAAGATTACCCGCGGTAAAGCCAAGGTCCCGCGACAGGACGTTGCACCAGCGCCCGCCGCGGTCACCGGCTTGGACGACGATATCCCATTCTAATGGCGGCCATGAAAGGCAACTCTGTCCCCAGCATGAAGAACTGGGGCGGGGTTCGTAACGTTGTACAACGCATTGAGCGCAGCCAAACCATTGTTGCCAACCGCGAGGCTGTCGCTTACTCATTGCTGACAATGGCTAACGCCAAAATTACAGACATCTTTGAGTGGGACGACATGGGTAATGTGAAGGTCAAGGCCTCCAACCGCATACCTGAGCACGCAATCCAGTCGATCAAGTCGATTAAGCAGCGTGTTGATAAAGACGGCGCGGCCACTATTGAGCTTGAGTTGTACGACAAGGTGCAAGTGCTGCGCATTTTGGCCAAAGCCTCTGGTTTACTTGACGCGCCTGACGATGGGCAAAAGCCGTCGGTGATTGCCATTAACGTGCAAGGCCCTGACATTGAGGACGCCACCACCAATGAGTGAACACCAGCTAACAAGCATGAATATTGATCTGCGTGGCTCGCCCATTGCGTTCAAGTTCTTGCAAACCAATGCGTTTGTACGCGGCTTGATGGGGCCGGTGGGTAGCGGCAAGTCCTACGTTTGTGCGGCTGAGGTTATGATGCGCGCCGTAAAGCAAAAGCCCAGCCCCAAAGACGGTATTAGGTACACGCGCTTTGTTGTTGTTCGTAACAGCTACCCAGAGCTAAAGACCACCACTTTGAAGACGTGGGCGGACCTGTTCCCAGAGAACGTCTACGGCCCAATTTTGCACACGCCACCTATTACCCACCACATCAAGCTGCCCCCACGAGGTGACGCCGCCGGTATTGACTGCGAGGTCATCTTTTTGGCCCTTGACCAACCAAAGGACGTGCGTAAATTGCTGTCGTTGGAGCTTACCGGCGCGTGGGTAAATGAGGCTAAAGAGTTGCCCAAGGCTGTGATCGACGGGTTGACCCACCGGGTTGGCCGTTACCCCAACAAGTCGGATGGCGGCGCTACATGGCACGGCATCTGGATGGACACCAACCCGATGGACGACGACCATTGGTGGCACAAAGTGGCCGAGAAAGAGCTGATCACCGGCAAGTACGCATGGAAGTTCTTCAAGCAGCCTGGTGGCGTGATTGAGGTGCCGGCCGAAGACCTGCCGGAGAACCCAGAGGCTAACGACCACATTTTTGCGTCAAGCAAATGGTGGAAGATTAACTCTAAAGCGGAAAACATTAAGAATTTGCCGGGTGGTTACTACCTCCAGCAGCTTGCTGGCAAAACTCTAGACTGGATTCGCTGCTATGCAGAGGGTAAATACACGTTTGTTCAGGACGGTAAGCCGGTGTGGCCAGAATATGACGACAACATCATGTCTGCTGACTTGCTGGTAGACCCGTCGCTGCCGATCCAGATTGGTCTAGACTTTGGTTTGACGCCTGCGGCCGTGTTTGGCCAGCGTATGGCTAATGGCCAGTGGCGCGTGCTGCACGAAATCGTAACGTTCGACATGGGTTTGGAGCGGTTTGGCCAAGCATTGATGGCCGAGCTGCAAACTAGGTTCCCAAAACATGACATTCGCATCTGGGGTGACCCGGCTGGTATGCAGCGAGATGCTATTTACGAGACCACGGCATTTGAATACTTGCGCAGCCTTGGATTAAAGGCAGAACCAACGGCCACCAACGATTTCAAAGCTCGTCGTGAAGCATCGGCCGCGCCAATGAACCGCATGGTTATGGGTAAACCCGGCTTACTGGTAAACAAATCATGCAAGCTGCTGCGCAAATCATTGTCTGGTGGCTACCACTTTAAGCGAATTGCAGTTGGCGCTGGCCAAGATAGGTTTCGAGACACGCCAAACAAGAACGAACACTCACACGTTGGCGACGCCTTTGGCTACCTATTAACTGGCGGCGGCGAATACCGCCAGCTTACCCGTGGCTCTAGGCCGTCCAGTGGTAAATCATTTATTGCGCAGACAGTTACCAATGCAGATTTCGACCTCTTTGCTTGATTACGTTGACCTGCCGCCAGAGGTACAGCTAGTCAAATACAGCGCACTGCACTATGCGCACTTAAACTTAGATGACGACTACATGGTTGAGGTCGCCAAGGTGGCATCGCCAGATATCATTCTCCAAAATCAAACGTCGTCTGGCATTGCTTATACGGCGATGCTATACGGGAAGCCCGCCGCGGTGTTTGGGTCGCTTGCCTTGTTTTATGGCGTTGAAGAGATGTGGCTGATGCTGGGCGCGGATGGCCGCAAACACGCGAAGACACTAACCAGAGTGGCCCATGGCTTTGTTGATTTCAGAATGAAAGCAGGGGGTTTGCATAGACTGCAAATGACTGTAAGATGTCGGGACTTAAAAGCTGTGCGGTGGGCTAAGTCTCTTGGTTTTGAAATCGAGGGGTTAATGCGTAAATACGGCACAGACGGGTCTGATTTTTTTATGATGTCAAAGGTGTAAAAATGAGCGGTATTACCAGAATGATTACAGGCAAGGCTTCCCCAGAACAAGCGCAAGCCTTGGAGATGCAAAAGCAGTCCACAGCAACAGCCACTGCCAACTTGGAAAAGCAAGAAACAAGCTTAAAGGCTTCTGAAACAAAAGCAGCCTTGGCCAATCAAGGCATAATTAAGTCGCGCACAAGAGGCGGCCGCCGAGCTTTGCTATCTAGCCAGCGCGCTGACGCTGAGTTGGGCGTAAAGCAAGACACGCTGGGAGCATAACCATGATGAAATACAAACCGACTGCGCCGGCTAAAAAAACAAAACCAAAACCAGCGCCTAAAAAATGACTACCATTTTTGTTGATCGTGAGTCGCAATCGACAAAGGCTCAGTTAGCCACGCTTACCCAACAGGACGGCGACGACAAGCAAATAGTGGCTGGCTCTGACCATCCGCTTATAACGATAGACATCAATCATCAGCGTTTGCACGAGGGCCGGGGTTTTTACTCTCATGTGTTTAAAGACGCAAACAACAAGTTAGCCGACAACGCATCTATTGATATGGTGTTTGCCGCCGCCCCGGGTGTTTCTCCGCATTTATCCTACACGGCTGAGTGCGGCGCTGCGGCTGAGATCTATTTGTACGAAGGAACTGTCACTAGTGGTGGCACAACGTACACGCCAGTATGTAGGCGCAGAGTTAATCCGCAGACAAGTGATGTGGCGATGGTAGTTGACCCGACTGTTTCAAGCGTCGGGACGGTGTTGTCGGCCACGTTTCTAGACGGAGGCGCTGCAAGCGGCAGCAGCAAAAACGCCGGTGGCCACATTGAAAGTTTAGAGTGGGTGCTTAACCCGCTAACAAATTACATGGTGCGATTAACTAACAAGTCTGGGTCATCCGAAGTCGCCCACCTCTCACTTTACTGGTACGAATAATGGCGCCTAAAAAATTATCGGTTGAAAAAATACTTCAGCGCCAAAAAATAGCGCAAACACGCAAAGAAGACTTCCGCAGCCTTTACGAAGACGCCTACGAGTTTGCTTTACCGCAGCGCAACCTGTACAGCGGGGACTACGAAAGCAACCACACTGGCCGCAAAAAAATGACGCGGGTGTTTGACTCGACTGCAATTGGATCTACCCAGCGTTTTGCCAACAAACTGCAATCGGGCATTTTCCCATCGCAGCGCAAGTGGTGCAGGTTGGAGCCGGGTACCGAGATACCGTTTGAGCGCCGAGCCGAAGCGCAACGAGCACTTGATCTCTACCTTGAGAAAATGTTTGCCGTTCTAAAGCAGTCTAACTTTGACATAGCCATTGGCGAGTTTTTGCTTGACCTGTCTGTTGGCACGGCAGTTATGATGGTGCAGCCCGGTGACGCGGTAAACCCAATTAACTTTATCCCAGTGCCTCAGTACTTGGTGTCGTTTGAAGAGGGTGTAAACGGTCAGGTGGACAACGTCTACCGCAAGATGCGTATTAAAGGCGAGTCTATTGCGCAGCAGTGGTCTGACGCAGTTATCCCGCCAGAGCTACAACGCAAGATTGAAGAGAAGCCCACTGAAGAGGTGGACTTGATCGAAGCTACCGTCTACGACTACGACCGTGGCGATTACTGCTACCACGTTATTCACGAGAAGAGCAATTCGGAGTTAGTTTACCGGCGCAAGAAGACAAGCCCATGGGTTGTGTCGCGCTACATGAAAGTGGCAGGCGAGATCTATGGCCGAGGTCCGGTGCTGACTGCTCTGCCAGACATCAAGACGCTAAACAAGACGCTTGAGTTGTTGCTTAAAAACGCATCGCTTGCGATTACTGGTGTGTACACCGCGGCCGACGACGGCGTGCTTAACCCGGCCACTGTGCGAATCGTACCGGGTGCCATCATTCCAGTTGCCCGCAATGGCGGACCGCAAGGCGAGGCCCTTAAGCCGCTACCACGCGCCGGTGACTTTAACGTAAGCCAGATCATCATCACAGACTTACGTCAAAACATTAAACGCATTTTGCTGGATGAGTCGCTGCCGCCTGACAACATGAGCGCACGATCAGCAACTGAGATTGTTGAGCGCATGAAAGAGTTGTCACAAAATCTTGGCAGCGCGTTTGGCCGATTGATTAACGAGACAATGATTCCGTTGGTCAGCAAGGTGCTGGAGGTCATGGACGAGGGCGGCATGATTGACCTGCCGTTGCGAGTCAATGGTTTGGAGGTAAAGGTCACGGCCACGTCACCACTGGCCATGGCGCAAAGCATGGATGAGATCAACTCAATCATCCAGTATCAGCAGATTGCGCAAAGTCTTGGACCAGAAGGCCAGTTGGCTGTAAAGGTTGGCGAGACTTTGGACTACATCGGCGACAAGCTAGGCATTCCAGCAATGCTGCGTAACACGGCAGAAGAACGCGCCGCGTTAATTCAGCAGATGACGCAGCAAGCAGCAATGGCCGAGCAGGCTGCCCAGGCGCAAGGCCCGCAAGGCATGCCGGCTGAAGGCCAGCCGCCCGAGATGGGTGGACAACAGCAGCAGGGCATGGCATGAGTTGGGAAGACTTAGAGTCCATCGCTCAACCGGCCGAAATAGATCAAAGCGTATTGGACGTTAACATTTTGATGGCTAGGGCTTTTGAGTCCGAAGCCGGCAAAAAGGTACTGGCACACTTGCGACAGTTCTACCTAGAGCAGCCGTGCTGGGAACCCGGCGCGGATTCCTCTTTTGGGCAATGGAGGGAAGGGCAGAATTCTGTCATCCGCGATATTGAAGCCCGCATCCGAAAGGCAAAACATAAATGACCGATGAAGCAAATGACAACTCCGGCCTGCTAGACAGCGTTAGCGCTGACGAACAGCAGACAACCGAGAGCCAAGAGCAAGACATCGCACACCAGCAAGTAGATAAAGAAACTCCGCTGGAGAGGCCAGACTTTTGGCCGGAAAAATTTTGGAACAAAGATTCAAATGAGCCTGACCTTGAAGGTATCAGCAAGTCTTATTCCGAGCTAGAAAAGCAATTCCGCTCTGGCAAACACAAGGCACCAGAAGACGGGAACTACAGCCTAGATGGTCTTGAGAATATCTCTGCCGAAGATCCAGTTGTAAAGACTTACATGGGCTGGGCTGCTAAGTACGGCTTGTCCCAGCAGGCTTTTGGCGAATTGGCATCGCAAATTACGGCAATGGGCGACAACCAAGAGGCCGAAGCGCAACTAAGCATAAAGCAGGAGCGCGAAGCTTTAGGCCCTAATGCAGACGCCATCATCAACAACATGGCTACTTGGGCGCAGGGCCTTGTCAGCAAGGGCATTTGGAGCAAGTCCGACTTTGATGAGTTCAAGGTTTGGGGTGGCACTGCTAATGGCTTGCAAGCTTTGATGAAACTGCGCGGCACATACGAGGGCCGCATACCAGCTACATCAGTTGCGCCTAGCTCTGCAATGAGTAAGGATGAGTTGCAAGAGATGGTGGGCAAGCCGGAGTATTTGACCGACCCATCGTACCGGGCCAAGGTCCAACGACTCTTTAACGAGCACTACCCAGATTAAGCTCAATACCCTTTTAGAGTTACGCCCCTGCAAGTCAGGGGCTTTTTTACGCCTAACAGTTGACAGCTAAGTGTTATTCTGCTGTAAAATGCGCGTAAGGCTAATCTGAGCAATCAGACCCTATCATTGTTGTATTCAACACGCCGGCACCGTACTGCAAGCTAATGACCCGCATAGCGGCCAATCGACAGCGTAAATCCTAAACAAACTTTTCGTAAGGAAAACAAAATGGCTATCAATCTTAGTACAGCTTTTGTTACCCTGTTCGATGCGGAAGTAAAGCAAGCGTATCAGGCAACTGCTACATTGCGAGGCGCTGTCCGTGTTCGCTCAGGTGTTGAAGGCTTAACATACAAGTTCCCCAAAATCGGCAAGGGCGTTGCTCAAGTCCGCGTACCCCAGACTGACGTTGCTCCGTTGAATGTCAGCTACTCGCAAGTAACTGCGACCATGAGCGATTACATCGCTGCTGAGTACTCAGACATCTTCATGCAACAAAAAGTCAACTTTGACGAGCGTCGCGAGTTGGTGCAAGTTGTGTCTAACGCAATCGGCCGCCGCCAAGACCAGTTGGTGTTGGATGCGCTGAATGCTTCAAGCACTTCATTGACCGTTGCTAACAGTGTCGGTGGTGCAACCACTAACTTGAACGTGGCCAAGCTGCGCGAAGCTAAACGTTTGATGGACGCTAACAACGTGCCAATGGAAGGTCGTACCATGATTATTCATGCCGACTCTTTGGCTTCTTTGCTAGGTGAAACCGCTGTAACCTCTTCTGACTTCAACACCGTTAAGGCGTTGGTTCAGGGCGACATCAGCACATTCTTGGGCTTCTCATTCATCACTTTGGGCGACCGCTCAGAGGGTGGCTTGCCAATTGATGGTTCTAGCGACCGTACTGTTTACGCTTTCCACCGCGACGCGATGGGCATGGCTGAAGGTATGTCTCCTAAAACCGAAATCAACTACGTTCCTGAGAAGACATCATTCTTGGTTGCCTCAATGTTCTCTGCTGGTGCAGTTGCCATTGACGACGACGGTATCGTAAAAATCACTTGCCGCGAGGCGTAAGGAGTTAAAAATGGCTTTTTCAAGTACAGGTTGGACGGTAGTATCTGCCGCCAAGCGAGGTCAAGCTCCAAGCGTTTACGCATACAAAACTACTGACGCTGTTGCTGACGTGAATACCGCGGGCTATTTCAATAGCTTGTCTGACACACTGGCAGTTGGCGACTTGGTTTACTGCGTAACCAGCACCGGCACTACTGCTGTAGCAAGCCTCAACTATGTCTTAAGCAATGCTTCTGGCGTGGTTGATGTTAACGACGGCACCGTGCTGGCAAACACTGACTCTGATTAATCAGTGTTAATTTAAATGGGCCAGCCTCTAAGAATTCTTTGGGGTTGGCCTGTTTTGTATGAGGTAAAAAATGGCTGCTGGTGATACGTCCGTCTCGATCTGTTCCGATGCTTTGCTTTTGCTTGGTGCTCGGCCCATATCCTCTTTTAATGAGGGCACAGACGCGTCAAACGTATGCGACCGCATCTACCCCGGCGTTAAACTGTCTACGTTGCAAGCTTACACTTGGGCGTTTTCGTTTAAAAAGCAAACGCTTGCTAAGACAATTAACACGCCAATCAACACCTACAAATACGAGTATGTCTTACCGTCTGATCGTCTTGGGACCATCCGCAGGGCTTACTCTTCAGGCGCGGCTGGTGGCGTCCCATTTACAGACTGGGAAATCCAAGGCGACAAAGTGCTTTCCAGCGTGGAGTCAATGGCCATTGATTACCAGTTTGAGGTAGCAGAGTCTGCTATGCCTGTCTATTTTGTCCAGCTATTGCGCTACATGATGGCGTGGCATTTGTCCGAGCCAATTACTGATCAAATCACAAAGACACAGTACTGGCAAGGCGTGTCCGTCGGCTCCCCAAGCGAAAACAATCGAGGCGGCTACTTCAGAACAGCCGCGGCAATTGATGGCCAAGGCCAAACCACCTCTGCGTTTGAGGATTTCTCGCTCATAAATGTTAGGTACTAATGACACGATTAGTCCAAATACAAACAAATTTTTCTAGTGGAGAAATTGACCCGCTGTTGCGCGCCCGTGTTGATTTGGCCCAATACCAAAACGCAGCGGAGCGCTTAGAAAACGTAATTGTGCAACCGCAGGGTGGCGTCAAGCGCCGCGGCGGAATGAAGTATTTGTTTGAGCTACCAAGTGAGGCTTCACCAGAAAACGGCACTCGTTCAATAGCGTTTGAGTTTAGCGTGTCTGATCGATACATGCTGGTCTTTACGAACCAACGTATGTACGTTTTTAAAGACAAGACTTTAATTACAAACATTAACGGCAGCGGCAACGACTACTTGGCGGTGTCCGCAATAACAAGCAGTATTTTGTCAACGATGTGCTGGACGCAAAGCGCCGACACACTGATCGTTACACACAAAGATATAAACCCCATTCGTATTGTGCGCGAGGCCAACGACGCAACTTGGACTGTTGCAAACATATCGTTTAACAGCATTCCAAAATACGCGTTTACGCTTGCAACGTCAAACCCGGCCGGCACTATAACGCCAAGCGAAACATCTGGCAGCGTAGTTGTTACCGCGTCCAGCGCAGTGTTTAGCTCTGGCAACGTCAACCAATACATCAATGTGCAACCACAAGGACGCATGAAGATTGTGTCGTTTGTTAGCACAACCAAGCTTGAGGTCGTCACCGAGATACCATTCTTTGACACTACCGCAGTGGCTAATGGCGACTGGGAGCTAGAGACCGGCTACGAGGACGTGTGGAGTAGTGGGCGCGGATGGCCGCGCACTTGCACATTCCATGAAGGCCGCTTGTACTTTGGTGGCAGCGCGTCACGGCCATCTACGATGTGGGGCAGCAAAGTAGGTTTGTTCTTTGACTTTTTGCCGGATCAAGTCTACGACGACGACGCTGTCGAGGCTACGCTAGACACTAATAGTTTAAACACGATCACCGACATATTAAGTGGCCGTGACTTGCAAATATTTACAACTGGCGGTGAGTTCTATGTGCCGCAAGAGGGTTTGTCTCCTATTACCCCGTTAAACTTTTTTGCTCGCGCTGTGAGCCGCAATGGTTCTCGCGAGGGCATTCGAGTGCAACAGTTGCAGTCCGGCACGTTGTACATCCAGCGGCAAGGTAAAGCGCTGAACGAGTTTCAGTACAGCGACACTACGTTGTCTTACATCAGTAGCAACATCAGCTTGCTGTCAAGCCATTTGATCAAGGACCCTGTAGAGTTGGCTTTGCGCAAAGCCACTAGTACAGACGAGTCTGATGCGTTGATGCTGTTAAATGGCGATGGCACCATTACGGTCTATTCAATACTACGCCAACAAAACGTTGTGGCTCCAAGTCGCATAACAACAAACGGCGAAATTAAAGATGTTGGCGTTGACATTGAAGACGTTTACACAGTAACTAAACGTGTATTTGATGATACCGACCACTACTTTGTTGAGGTGTTTGACACCGAGAAATTTACAGACTGCGCGTTCCAAGGTGGCGCCGCCAGTGGCGCTACCAGCCTGCCGCATGAGGGTGCGACCGTGCAAGTAATTGCAGATGGCAACGTGCTTGCAGATGAGGTTGTAACAAGCGGCGCAGTTACATTTGAGCGGGCAAGCGTATCGACTTATGAGGTTGGCCTTGGCTTTGACGTTACTATTCGCACACTGCCAATTGAGCCACGCATGGCTCAGGGTGTGCGCATAGGCTTTAAAAAGCGCATCGTTGAAGTTAACGCTTTGTTGTTTGAATCGCAGCATTTAATAATCAACAACGTGCTTGTGCCAATACGCACGCTTGACACGCCGGGCACGCTAGATGAGTCAACGATTGACTTCACCGGCACAAAGGTAATCAACGGCCTGCTAGGATTTACTCGCGATGCACAAATCACGGTCAGTCAAAACCTGCCGCTTAAATTAACATTGCTTGGACTTGAGTTTAAGTTGTCTGTATACGGAGGTTCATAATGAGTTGGTTTGCACCCGCTGCCGCAGCCGCCGGCACCGCTACTGCCGCTACTACTGCTGCCGCTACTACTGCTGCCGCTACTACTGCTGGGGCGGCCGCCGCCACCGGAGCGGCTGGCGCTAGTTCTTTGTTTACGGCAGCCAACTTTGGCCTCTTGTCTAGCGCCATATCTGTTGGGTCATCTCTTTACCAAGGGAAGCAGCAGGCAGTTGCCTACCGCATGCAGGCTATGCAGGCGTCACTTAAAGGCCGGCAAGAAGCATTGAACTACAACCGCAGAGCCTTTGATACGCTAGAGCGCAACCGACGATTGAACGCAAGTCTTAACGCCCGCGCTGCTGCTGGCGGCATTGACCCGTTTAGCGGAAGCCCGCTGACTCTTGCGGACGCCAACAATATTGCCGCATACGAAGAGGCGACCATTGATCGGGATAATGCAGAGATGGCTATCTACGGAGGCTTGGCTCAGTCGCAATCATTGCAAGCCGCCGCGGCCACGTCGCAAACATTTGGGTACTTGACTGCCGCAGCGAAAGGGGCGTCTGGAGCCGCGAGCTTCATGGACACCCGGACTCCAAAAGGCACCTAATAATGGCAACATTACCAATATTTCAAAAGCGCGGCGTAGGCACGTCAGTTGTTCAAGATGTGTCGATAGCGCCGCAGCAGGCCGCCATATCAGGTATGGGTTCTTTGGACCAAGCTGTAAGCAGAATGACGGCTTACTTTCAAAGCCAAGCAGCCACTGACGCTAAGACTGCGGCCGTAAAGTACGCGGCAGAAAATCCGTTGACGGAAGACCAAGTTAAAAACAAATTGGCGACGCCAGAGAAGTTGCGGGTTGAAGGCGCTGGCAGCATCTTTCAACAAACGTACGAAGGCATGCAGGCTCAGATCTTAGGCAACAATTTACTGCTTGAGCACACAGCCGAAATCGGCGAAATCTCTGGCCGCATAGAAGCTGGCGAAACGTTTGACTTGCGCCAGTTGCAAGTAGACCTGAAAGACCGCCGAGATGGCGTTGTAACGCTGCTCAACGAGATTGATCCGCAGGTGGCAATACAGGTCAGCAAAGGCATTGCACAAGCCGGCAACAGCCTGCTTAAGATCGGGGCCAAAAAACAGGCTGAGACTCAGATTGGACTTGCAAGGGCTAAAGCTGTAGACGTTGTTAATAGAGTTATCCCAGCGCTTGAGATGCAGATCGAGCAGCAGGTCGGCGGCGACTATCAGCAAACCGCTGCGCAAGTGGCGGCCGGTGAAAAGCCTGTCCAGATCACAGCGTCAGACATTATTGCGGACGGCGCGGCTTTGGTTGAAACAGTTGCTGTTGCGGCACAGTCTCCAGAAATTTACGATGATTTTATAAAGCAGTCTAGGCAAGCTGTTGTCAACGTTGTGGTTAAACAGATGACGACAGCAGGCGTCGCCTCAAACGGTGGCAGTGCAATGGGTATGTTGGACAGCGGCAACCTTGGCCGCTTTTCGCAAATGTACAAGCGCGAGTTGACACTCACAGAAAAAACAGAAATCCGCAAGTCGGTTATTTCTTACTGGGGTGACAAGCACGCGGTGGGCGAGCGCGCTCGAATCAAACAAGAGCGAGAAGAAACTAGAGCGGCTGTTGGCGTATGGAACCAATGGGACAGCCGCGAGATAGACGACGACCAGTTGGTGCAACGTCTGCAATCACTTAATCAGCTTACCGGAGAAAGTTTGCTAAAGATTAGGAGTGGTGGCGGCCCGGGCGCAAGCGCTGTAGATTACTCGCTAATTTTGACCGCAACTCAAAACAATGGGTACGGCCAAACAGACATCAACTCAATGCTGGAAAACAAGACTGTCAACCTATCGCAGTGGACAAAGCTCAACAGCGAATTAAACCAAGTTGGCACGGACCTTGGCAACGCAAAAGCGTACATTAACAAAATGTCTGGCGTCCCAGAAGGCTTGGATATCGCAGGAAGCTTTGCTACTCAGCGCGCAGCGTCTGCTAGGTTGCAAGGTCAATTGCTAAAGCAGCAAGCGGAGGCCACGCAAAGCGGTATTCCATTCGACCCAATGACAGCGGCAGAGAATTTGGTTAAAAGCGCTACTCAGTCCGACCCCGGCTTGGTGGGTGTGGCGGCAGACAAAGCAGAGTTAAATCGCTTGTTAGTTGAAAACGGATTGTCCGAAGATAGCCTTGTCTACTCAAACGTTGGCATGATTAAGAGCGCTGGTGTGAAAGACGATGCCGTAGCAAGAAGAATTGCAAAGTTAACTAAAAGCATTACCGGAAGCAAAAACTAATGGACGAGCAATACGAGAAAAATTTAGACATGACTTTTATGCTGCCTTACAACAGCATCTTGCCGCAGGAGACAATACCAGCGGATCAAGGCCCAGAGTCTGTGCCGGGCGCCGGTGAAGGGCGCGGTCCTTTGTCTGCTGGCGCGGCCACTGACTTTGTTAAAGAGTCGTTTGACATGTCGGCTGGTTTCTTAAAAGGTATGGCAAATGCGTGGCTTGGCATTGGTGGAGACGTTGAGCGCTTGACCACCGGCTTAATGTATGCGGCCAACCCCAATGAGGGCGAAGGTCCTATTGATGCATTTTTGCGCGGGGCTGGCAAAGACAGCACATTGTTCTACGACACCGAAGACGCAAAGAAATTCTTGGACAAATATTTGCCTTATGAGCCGACAACAGAGACCGGCGCGCAGGAAATCATGGATCGTCCGGGAAGCGAAGCTTTTGGCGAGTTCTCAGGCATCGGCGGCCAGCTTAAGGTTGCCATGGCTGGCTTAAAAAAGCTTGGCCAAGTACTGCCACGCAACTTGCCTGTTGGCCTTAGCATCAAAGACGTTGACCCGGCCGGCACCGCAAGGATTCTTGCCGGGGAAAGCGCGTTGCCAGACACGCCAGCAATGGCCGCGCAAAACGACGTACTAGGCGAGTTGGCGCCACCGCCTGCTGTGGCCGAGCCAGTAGCCGTTGCCGCACCAGCACCAGCCCCGGCTAAGGTCTCTATCAGCGCTGAAGAAAAGCAATCGCTTATATCTTCTGCTGGAGAGAGCAAGGCTATGCAAAAGACTGCTATCACTGAAGCACGCCGAGTCAAAGGTAATTACCCCAAGTCAGATGGCTGGGCACCAATCGAGGTGGGAAAGGCTATTGTCAAAGTGGCGAAGGACGGCAAGGAAAGCCTAAAAGTTGCCTTTAAGAAAATCCCTTACGCATTTCAAAACCCACAGGACAAAACCTCGCCGGCCAAATGGCAAAAGACGATGTCCGACCGCGTTGTCAGCGAAGTCGATCAGGTAGTGAAGCGTGCGCAAGCTGGAGACCAAGGCGCGTTAGATATCTTAGAGCAGGCTAACTGGTACCGCACAATGCGCAATCGCTTGCGCTCCGAGTTTGGCGGCATGGGCGACGTGTTTGCCGACGTGCTTGGCACCACCAGCGCGCAGACCAACGTGCAGCAAAACTTTAGCAACGCCATTCAAGTGCTGCGCAAGTTTAGCCGCGGTGAGTTTGATGCTGAAATTGCAGCCTATGAGGCAAGGTTAAAGTCTGGCGAGCCAACAGACCCACGCACACTAACGCAGCTATTCAACAAGGGCGAGTTCCCATTGATTACTGGTGCGTCAGGCAAGTTGTTTAACACCAACAGCCCAGCCACTACAGGCGCGCTGCTGGACATGTTCCGCACAGTAAAAGCTGGTGATGCTCCAAAGACGCCGAACTTTACCGCTAACCTAATTGGGTTGACCAACGAGGCTACCGTTGACGTGTGGGCTGCTCGCTTGTTGCGCCGGGTTTCTGGCCGACCAGCCATTCCACCACCAGCAGAGCAAGGTGTGTCCGGCGTGCATAAGGCCGGCTCTACGTTGTTCGAACCTGAAGTCAGTGGAGAGTTTGGCTTTGGTCAGACAGTGTTTAAAGCTGCCGCTGATGAGATCAACGCCAAAGGCTTAATTAAGTCTGTTCGCTCAGACCTCGGCGACCTTGGCCCAGATGACTTGCAAGCCGTGGCGTGGTTTATTGAAAAAGAAAAGTGGACGGCCAATGGCTGGACAACCAAATCAGGCGAAGGCGGCTCTCTTGATTTTGAGATGGACTTTGCCGGACAGTCTGATGTCGGCCGCGTAAAAGAGTTGCGCAGCACGATATCCTCCAGCAAGACGCTAGAAGCCGACAAGCTGGCCGCGCAAAAGGAGTTGGATACGTTGGTGGCCCCAGCAGACAGAATCACGCTAGGCGTCTCTGCCGAGCGTCCTAACGACACCCCATCTAACTTTAGGCAGGCCGAGGTGGCCGCCGAGTTTGACGATGTAGTGCGCGATGATAGTAATGTCATTGGTTACAAACTTAACAGCACTTACGGCCGCTTTATGAAGCAGGACGAACGAGCGTTAGACGGTGAGTTTGTCGTTACCAAGCAGTTCAACTCAGAGCCGCTAAAGCGCCGACTGGTGGAGATGGGTAAGCAATACGACCAAGACGCGGTGTTTATGTCCAAGGTGGTAAACAGTGGCACATCGCCAAATGCTCGCCCCGGTGTTGAGATCTACTTTAAAGAGCGCCAAACCCCTGATTTTGTTCGCAAGATCACAGACAAGCTCGAAGAGTACGGGGTTGACGGCTTCACGTTTGTGACCGACATGCGCCAGTCTGACCGTGTTACCACTCAGGCTTTATCTGGCGGTGCGGACGTTGGCGGTATGACTGGCGTGCGGTTCCAGTACATCCCTGAATTTGACGACGCCTACAACCCGGCTAATCGCGACGCCATAATGACCGATAAACAAAGGTTGTTTGACAAGGTTGTAGAAGATATAATCGGCGATGAGAGCGTGTCAGAGGCACGCGTAGTGTGGTATGACACTGACGTTTACATGAGGAATGACTACGATGCTTACCTTGGAACAGCTACTGGAAGAACGGATCGCGCGTCTGGGGCCGGATCACAAAGCGGTGCAGATGCTGCGCAACCAAATAGCGGCGGACAGCAAGGGTCAGACTTTGCAAGAGGTGTATCTGACCGGCTCCGTAAAAGCGCCAGAAAAAACACCGGCGTAAACAACACCAACAACGGCGGGGCTGATTAATGGCAATAGATCCTCTAGGCAATCGTCTGGACGCAATGGTGGCGGACTCAGCCACGCCTGCCAATCCAGTCGATCCAAGCCAGTCGCTTGTTGCTGACCTGCCAACAGATCCGTTTGAACAACAGCCAGACTTTGAGCCGACACAAGTTGCCGGATTAGCCTCTATTGCAGGCAAGGTTGGCAAGGCGGCAGCCGCTGCCGCTAAAAAAGCTGGTGCGGCCGTAGAGGCTGGCACAGAGAAAGCTGCGCAAAAACTGCAAAAGCTTGCGCCTGACGCAATGAGTGAGTCAGAGGTTGGTTTGAAAATTGGCCGGCCAGTGATTAACCCTGCTGACAAAGCCGACGATGTTGGCCCTTACCGGGTTATACGAGAGGCGGAAGAAGAGCAAGTCGCCAACATCTTAGAGCAGCAATCAACCATGCCGGGCGGCACTACGCCCTCACCTACAGCCAAGCAAAAAGAGGCTGGAGTTGTCAAAGGCCCGATCAACACGAATCTGATTACGGGTGATGTAGAGCTAAAGCAATTTGTCGAGTCGGTGGCCAAAACCTACGGCGTAGACGACATGCCGCCTATGAGCTTTAACGATTTGATCGACAAAGTTACAAAGACAGATTATGTTGTGTCGTACCGCGGCGAAGAAATAGGCCGGTTTAAGACTGAAGCTGAAGCTCTGGATTCTTTGTTTACCGAAAGCCAGTCTCGCATTACTTCCAATAAAGCCTTTAACCGCGATGACATGGTGGTGCGACAAGACTTGCCGTACACAGAGGGAGACCTGCAAAGCTTTGTTGACCCGGCTACGCAAACAGTAGCAGACCCGAAACAACTGTACAAATTAATGCTTGCTGTCAACGATGCGGGCACGGCGGCTTTTGATTTAGGTAAGCGCGTGGTTGCCGCTAAAAGCGATGGTACTTTAACGCCTGATCTAGCGATGAGTTTTAAACAGTCTGTTGCCGTTGAGGGCGCGCTGCTGCAAGGGCTTAAGCGCAAGCAGGTTGACATTGCCCGCTCTCTTGGCATATTCAAAATGGCCCGCAGCGCTGGAGATCAGCGCGGTCCCTTGGTCGAGCAGTTGTTGAACGACGTTGGCGGCATTGAGTCAGTGCATGATCTGGCCAAGCACTACGTTGCACTGGACGGCAAGTCTGCTCGCCGAAATGTTGCAGCGGCGTCCTTGCGTGGTAGCGTTAAAGATGCGTGGATGTCAACGTGGATTAACGGTTTGCTGTCCGCGCTACCAACTCACGCGATTAACCTTTCATCAAACACTTACTTTACAGCCTCCCAAATACCTGAGATGTATTTGGCGTCTGGTGTGGGTAAGGTGCGCAACCGGCTGTTTGGTGGCGAAGAAGCAATCAGGTTAAATGAAGCAAACTCGCGCGCTTTTGGTCTGGCGCAAGGTGTTCTTGATGGCTTTGTTATCTCAGGCAAAGCGTTCATCAAAAACGAGCCTACAGACGCGCTAACAAAAATTGAGTCTGTGCGTGGTGGCCGAGATGCTTTTGACATTAACTTTGGCGATACGCAATTTGGTAACAACATGAACAAAGCCACTCGCGCTTGGGGTTCTTTTGTTACCGTTCCCGGACGTGCGTTGATGGCCGAAGACGAATTCTTTAAAGCGCTTGGTTACCGCATGGAGTTAAACGGTTTGGCTGTGCGCGCTGGAAACACTAGATTTGACGCGCTGGTAAAGGCTGGCACTGATCCAGATGCAGCCATGCTTGAGGCTAAGCAGTTGACCGCCTCAATATTGAAAGACCCGCCAAGCGATATCGACAACGCTGCTAAAGCGAACGCTGCGATGGTTACCAACACGCGACCGTTAGAAGAGTCTTTGCAGTTTCTTGAGCAGACGCGCAACCTAAAATACATCGGTCCTTTGCTGCGATTGCACATGCCGTTCGTAAAAACGCCAACAAACTTTGGCTTAGAGTCTTTAGCCCGGTCCCCACTGTTCGCCATAAGCCCACGCTTTTGGGCGGATTGGAACTCCGGCGGCATTGGCCGAGACAAGGCAATTGCCAAAGTAACGCTAGGCTCGACGATGATTATCGGTGCCAGCACTTTGGCCACACAAGGCTTAATAACTGGCGCTGGGCCGTTTAGGCTGAGTGACAAAAAAGCTTTAGAGGGCACTGGTTGGCAGGCATTTAGCGTTTCGTTTGACAACGAAGATATGACGCCAGAGCTTTTAGAAAAGTATCAAAAAATAACCAGCGTCAAAGTTGGGCCTACTAAGACTTCTATGAGCTACGCTGGCATGGAGCCGTTATCTTTACAGCTTGCCATCGGGGCAACTTGCGCAGAGTACGCTATGGCTGGCCCGGACGAGGAAACGCTAGAGCGATGCATGACAGGTGGCGGCATTGCTATGTACGAGTACATTGGCAACCAACCCATGATGTCTGGTATAGCTGATGTGGTTAATATTTTCAGAAGCCAAAAGGCTGATGGCCCCGGTTTGATGTACGACCTTATGGTCAACACAGTAAAAGTAGGCGGCAACTATTTGATCGGCGGCTCACCTCTTGGCGCGTACAGTAGTCTGGTTGCGTCAACA